GCACCGTATATGGTGATCCTAAACAGTCGGACGGATTCAAAGAAGTAATGTCCAAAATACAGGAGAAACATCCTAGGGCAAACTTGTCCCGTTACACCTAAACCAACACTCTATGCCTACATCTGTAAAGTCCAAGACCCGTCCTCTCCCAAAGTCCAAGAGTCAACGTCGCTCTATGAAATTGGAGACCATGACAGCAAAGCAAATGAGAAGAAAGAAACCTATCAATCTTGAGCACCTAAAGGATATCAATCCGCTCACTGACAATCAAGAAACTATCTTTAACTCCTACGCTGAGGGAAAGAATCTTGTATTGCATGGTGCTGCTGGCACAGGTAAGACATTCATCAGTCTTTACCTTGCATTGCGTGAGGTCTTAGATCCACAGACTCCATATGATAAGGTATATATGGTCCGCTCACTGGTCCCTACCAGAGAGATTGGATTCTTGCCAGGAGATCATGAAGACAAAAGTAATCTTTATCAGATTCCTTACAAGAATATGGTAAAGTATATGTTTGAGATGCCAGATGACAATGCTTTTGAAGCGTTGTATGATAACCTTAGAGCACAGGAGACTGTCTCTTTCTGGTCCACCTCATTCATTCGTGGCGTCACACTTGACAGGTGTATTATAATTGTAGATGAGTTTAGCAATCTCAACTTCCATGAGCTTGATTCTATTATCACTCGTGTTGGTGAAGATTCTAAGATCATCTTCTCTGGTGACTATACCCAGTCTGATCTCGTGAAGAGTAATGAGCGCAACGGTGTGCTTGACTTCATGAAGATCCTACAGTCCATGCCATCCTTCGACTGTGTTGAGTTTGGTATCGAAGACATAGTTAGATCTGGTTTAGTGAAAGAGTATCTTGTATCTAAAATTAACATGGGAATGTGAATGACTTTTAATTATGTGGGTCCTGCTGCTCCTCTTGCAGAGTTGGAGAGCAGGACTCTTCCTCACGGAAGGTTTTATAAGACCGATGATGGTTGGATGCCTAGCGTCACTACTGTTGTCGGTCATAATACTAAGGCGGGTATACTTGCATGGGAGAAGAGAGTAGGTTATACTGAAGCAGAGCGAGTCCGCCGTGCTGCATCGTGGCGTGGCACTCAATATCACAACATCGTCGAGCACTATCTAAACAATGAATTGGAAAAAGTTAAAGAGAGCAAGGGTCTTCCCCAGTACCTTTTCAGGGCTGCTCGTGAGACTCTTGATCGTATTTCTAACATTCACTGTATTGAAGCCCCTCTTTTTTCTCTTAAGTTGGGCGTTGCTGGCAGGGTTGATTGTATTGCTGAGTTTGATAATTCCCTAGCAATTATTGACTTTAAGACCACGACTCGCCTTAAGAGTGACAAAATGCTTGAGAAGTATTTCGTCCAAGAGGCAGCATACGCTTACATGTATTACGAAATGACTGGTATCGAAGTAGACAAACTTGTCACCCTTTCAGTATCTGAGAAGGGAGAGATACAAGTTGCTGAAAAGTATGATAAAATACCCTATATGGACACACTAATCAAGTGGATCCATGAATACCGCTACTATGTGGAGGGTATGAAATGAAAGAAATTGAAGAAAAATTTATGACACAAGGTAAATTTACCTCACTTGTGGAGTCACGAGTTAAAGACAGTCAAGGTCTCATTAACTACATAGAAGCAGTCACATCTATCTGTGAAGAGTTTGAGATCGAAGTTGAAACCGTGAGTAAACTAATCTCTAAACCCTTGAAGGATAAGATCAAGTGGGACGCACAACAATTAAACTACATTAAACGGACGAGCAGAGGAATCCTGCCATTATGACTGACGATTTTTTCAAGAGCGACGTAGTAAGAGATGAAGTAGAAGAGATTCAAGAGTGCTATACAGAGCTCCTGAAGATGTCTGCTGGTCTGAAAGACTTTGATCCAGAGCAACGTCTGGAGCATGTCGAGAAAACTCTAGAGTTAATTGCTAAACAAAAAGTATTCTACTCTCGTTTAGCATTGGCATCACACTCTCTAGATCCAACTAACAATGAAGATAGCGAGGCAAAGTTTGTCAAGAATCGCATCGACCTCCTATCACAGGAATATTCTGGAGGCATGAATCTCATGATGATCCTTCAGACTATGGAAGATAAATTACAAACGTGGCGTAAGGAGTTGCGTGATGCCCAATCCTAATCAACTCTACGAGGATATGCAGAAACTCGATGACCTATACGAAGAGTTATGCTGGGATCCTGATGACGACCTACAATTCACGCACGATGGTGAGCGTGTGCTGATCATAAACCGCACACGGTCCCTTGACAAACGCTAAATAATATGTCACCATAATACGGTGGCAAATACAAAACACACAACCACAACGGAGAAATACATGTCTTTTGCAAGTCTCAAGAAAAAGTCTGGGTCTTTTGATAAACTGACTCAGCAGATTGAGAAGATGTCCAAACCACAGGGCGCTGGTCCCGACGAGCGACTCTGGAAACCAGGAGTGGACAAGAGCGGTAACGGTTATGCCGTGATCCGTTTCCTTCCTGAGCCTGACGGGGAAGATCTCCCTTGGGCACAAGTTTGGAGTCACGCTTTCCAAGGACCAGGCGGATGGTATATTGAAAACTCACTCACTACACTGGGTCAGAAAGATCCTGTTGGTGAATTGAATCGCACACTCTGGAATAGCGGTCTCGATTCCGACAAAGAGATTGCTCGTAAGCAAAAGAGGAAACTCTCTTACTACAGCAACATCTATGTCGTGAAGGATCAACTGAATCCTCAAAACGAGGGTAAAGTATTCCTGTATAAGTATGGTAAGAAGATTCACGATAAGATCGTGTCTTCTATGCAACCTCAGTTTGAAGACGAAGAGCCTATCAATCCCTTCGATCTTTGGCAGGGTGCAGACTTCCGTATCAAAATCCAAACCATTGGTGGTTACTGGAATTATGATAAGTCTGACTTCGCAGCACCTAGCACGTTGGGTGGTTTCGATGACGACAAACTGGAAGCACTCTGGAAGTCTCAGTATTCCCTCAAGGAATTTACTGATCCTTCTGCCTTCAAGTCTTATGAGAAACTGGAAGAGCGTCTGAATCTCGTCCTTAACAAGGGCAGGACTCAGGTCCGCACTCGTGATGAGTCTTTTGAGGATGAGGACATTGTGGCGTCTGCCAAAGTGTCACAACCAGATCCCACTCCTAGTGGATTTGGTGCTAAGATTGAAGAGTTAAACAAAGCAGATGATGGTCCTGACTTGGACTACTTCGCTGCCCTCGCTAACGACGACTAATGAAACTCCTCGCCCTTCCCCTTTTACTGCTGTGTGCGGCACCTGCCAATGCACTTACTTGGAAAGAATTCTGGGAGCCGTTTCAAGGGGATGGGCACTATCATTATTATGATTCACACTACCACAGGGACTATTACAGACCCCGTAGACATATGTGTGAGGTGCAGGTAACCAGACGTGTTTGGATTCCTGGTCGTTGGTTAGGACAATACGAATACGTCGAGGGTTACTGGGAGAAACAAACAAGACTTAAGTGGAGACCCTGTAGGTATTAGACCCATATATTATTTGACTTTTAGTTTCAAAAAAGGTCGAAAAAAAATTCGGGGTATTTTTTCGCCCTCAGGGTTTTTCATAAATTTTACTATGACACACTACAAACCATATACGCCAGAATGGCACAGATACCGTTATTTGGCGGAAGCGTTAAATACTTATCTGGATGACTATGTTGAAAATGACGTGATTATTGATGATATCAAAGATATCCTTAATACGCGATCTGAGGCATCTTATGCCGATTTTAACAAAGTTTCTGAATTAGAGTCAAAACTGCAGAAATGATCTATGCTGTCTACCGCTTATCGACTTCGCTTAGAGTCTATTTGCAAAGCAATCGCAAATAAACAATCTGTCCCTATTGAAGATATGGTATGGGCAGAAAAACTTGCCAAACGCTATACAACTGCTAGAGACTGGTTAAACAAAGCACGTCGTCAAGCATTCATTGAGATTGAAGAAGGGAGTATGGACGATTTTATGAATAGGATGGGACTAGGTGACCCCGACCCATCCAATTATAAAACGGGGTTTGATAGTGCAGAAGACATCAACGATTGGTTTAGGAGGGACAAACCTGATGACTGGCGTCAACGTGACTAACCGTAATATAGTAAATAACCTTCTAGAGAAGGTGAGTGAATTATTGGATGCAAAGGTGGAGCACTACTCATGCTCAGACAGGACTACAGAGCATGAAAAAATTGTAATTACCTACAATCACAAGGAGAAGTAATGGTAGTACCACAGACCGCAGTAATTTATTCCGATGGGAGTCAAGAGTGCGAGAGAGCGGCACAACTCCTCAGATCATTAAAAGGTGAATTTCTTGAGTATCGCCTAGATCAACATTTTACTCAAAGAGCATTTGAAGAAGAATTTGGACCAGAAGCAAAATACCCACAAATTGCGTTAGGATCGCAACATGTGGGTCATTTGAAAGAATTGCTACAATTAGCTGTAAAGAAAGGACTTATTTAATATCCTCCGCCACCACCACCGTAGTAACCGCCGCCATAGCCACCGCCATAGGATCCACCGCTACTGCCAGAAGATCCAGAGCTACCGCTGCTGCTACCACTGCTACCAGAAGACCCAGAGCTACCGCTGCTGCTGCCTTGACCACTAGATGATCCAGCAGATCCATATTGGTTAGTCTCTTCCTGAGTCTGCTGACCTGCTTGCTCAACAGTAGCAGATTCTTCACCAGTGGTGACAACAGTGCTACCATCAGCAAGCACATCACCTTCAGAGATACTAGGATCAGTAGATCCAAAGTTTCTGGAGGTGTATTCTGCTGAGGAGGCAAATTCAATAGAAGGTAACTGTCCCACCAATGTTTGATATGTGGGTTTGACGTTTGTAAATGCCTCTGCAACAGCACCTATAGTCCTCTTGATACCTGTAACAGGATCAACTTCGTTAGAAGGTAGATATTCAACTAGATTCTCAAATTCCTCAACAAATGCATCGATAAATTGAGGTTTTAATATGTGTATGCCTCTCTTATACTCATTCAGTGCCACTTCGTAGTCATAGTTGGAAATAGGTCTCACTAGATCCTCTTTAGGCACCACAGTACCATCAGGTCTTGAGTATTGGAAATC